ATCTCATATCAACATTACCATTCTTAGGGTCCGTTACTTGGTCTCTTTTAAATTTATTGGCAACACGTTGTACATACGGTTCAACATCCTTATCATCCATATTACCTACGAAAACTTTAAATACTCTTCGTTCAGGTGCTCTTGAAGTTCTATAGATTAACATTGCGTCTTCAGAAAGTAATAATTGTTTCCAAATACGTCTAGCTTTCTCTAACATAGAGGTACCGTAAGGTAATTTTCTATCATCACCTAATAACCTAAAGTGAGCAACTTCCCAAGATTTAAATTCCATATCTTTGGATTTCCACTTAAACCTTAGATTTTTATTTTCACTAGTTTCATCGGCTTTAACATTAGAATTAGCACTAGTCATAGTACCTTCTAAACGTTCGATTTCTATGTTTGGTAATTGATTACACCCAACAACACCTTTTTCAGAATCTAATTTTAAATATACAAAGTTATCACCATATTTACAGGTGTTTCTAGTCCACATAGGTAGATTCGTTGGGATATCTAAAACATTATTAAATAAGTCCGACAAAATTCCTTTTATCCTTTTAGACTCAGAATAAATTTGTAATACGTATCCATTTTGGTCGGCGGTTGTTGATTCTTCACCATAAATGTCCAAAGCCGCTGAAATTTCAGGAGTATATTCCATAGATTCGTAATCATAAAATGATGCCAATCTAGTCGGTTCATAATAAACGGCTTGAGTGTATAGATTATTTTCAATTTTAGTCCATTGGTTAGATAGATAAAATGATTGTTGAGCTTGTAATTTTTCTTTTTCGTACTCATCTTTAGAAGTAGTCTTTAGTAACTGCTTCTTATCTACTTTATATGTTGGATAATCTTGATTTAATTGGGCATCCGGACCGAATGTTTTATTCAGCCTTTGCCAAACCGTCATATTATCTTTATTTAAATTATTTTCCATACGTCTAATTTAACTTTTTTTAAAAAGAATTAAATACTTACTTTCCACCCTTAGTACCTTTATTTGTATTATTAGGTCTATTATTATTAATTTCTGAGTTAAGTTTATCGACCTTCGAAGTACTAATACCTTGTCCCGGAACGATTAACTTACTCCCATTAAATATTTTATCTGTTTTTTTTCTACCAATTCTCCCCATAGTTATTTTACTATATAAATATTACCTACTACCAAATAACCACCCATACTTAATATAATCCTCTTTACTCACACCTTGTCGATTTCTATTCATATCGATATTCTGATTCATATTGGGCATGACCGGATTAAATTCCAATTTTTTAACTGCGTCGTCATTATTACTAACAGACCAAGAATCAATCATTGCTTTAGTTTGTTCCGTAACTTTAGTTAATTTACCAAAGGACGATTCTCCTACGTAAGTACACATAGCTATAGACATAATTAAATCATCGTGATGACCTTTTTGGTGGTCAGGTCGACCATTGATGTAAATAAATGTATTCATCTCATCATATAACCTAGAACTATATATTCTAAAATCGTGTCTCATAGACTCCTCAAATGATGAAATTATTTGAACACGTTTATTATTAAAGTTTAATCCCGGTATTTTTTCGGCTGATTTTGGGACATATTTCCACTTATTCGAAGTATCAATACCGTCAACATATAAATCCTTATATCCCATCTCCTGTAATTTTCTAGCGGTCGCAACTCCCATACCACCTGTAATATCGATAACAACAAATGATTTATACATATTAGCCCACTTAAAGGCAATTTCGGCTATCACATCAGGTGGAACTTTACCAACATATTCTAACACTTGTTCTCTGGCGTCGAAGTCAATGATTTCAATCGAACTAAAATCTTCACTATCACCACGACTAACATCAATACCCATAATGTATTTATGTCCGACTACAGGTTCCTTCCAAATCCATAACATATTACCCATCATTTTATTCTGAGGTTCTCTTACGTGATTTTCCTTTATATCTTGTAATAAATTAGAATCGAATACATTATCTCCCGAACCTAAAAAACTACATTCAATCTCCTGAGAAACTTTACGTTTATCATACTTAAGTTTTTTAACCATACTCTCAAACCATGATGAACTTGTCTTATAACCTTCAGATATTAACTTGTCCAAATCAGTATAATTACGTTCTGATGGTTTTATGTCTGACCAATCAATAATATCATCCTCACTATATTGTTCTTTATTTAACAAATAATGTATAATATTATTAGTTTTAACCATATATAAATCCTTAGTGTATCTAGGGTCTCGGTACCAATACATTTCAGAAATTTTGAATTCATTCATCCCTCTATTGGATTGGTCGTATATTTCATAATAAATTTGGTCAAACCCGTTAGGTGTTGACACAACAATTACTTTACCCCCTGTAGATAGAGATGCCATACACGCAGCCCAAAAGTCAGTATCGGCCTCAATAAAAGCGGCCTCATCAAATATTAGTATGGTGGGTGTAAAACCCCTCAAAGCATCCTTAGATGTTGCAACAGCTTTAACCTCACAACCATTAGTTAATTTAAAATGTTTTTGAGAATTCTTATCAAGTGAAAAGTCAACACCTAACCAAGAGGGCCATTGACCTATGAAAGACCTAATTTTATTAGCCATCTCTTGAGATGTGTCTAATTTATTGGCAATAATGAGGATTTTTTCCGGTTCAGTTTTTTTAGCGAAAACCAATTTCTTAGAAGCCCAACCTGCGGTAACCGTAGTTACACCAGCTTGTCTATATTTTAACGCTATATTTTCGTTATATTCTTCATAATCATTTACCAACGATTCTTGGTCCGGAAATAACTCTAAAGGTACGTATTTCTTAACCGTGTTATCGTATGTTTCTAAATACGTCTTTAACGCATATGGGGTACTTTTCTGACACCTTACATATTCGACTAATATTTGTTCCTTTGTTAAGTTGGCCATTAATCATGATTATTTTGTTTTTATTGCTAGACACCCATCGGGTCATCATCATCAGTCGGCATACCAATACCTAAACTACCTAAGAGTCCACCTAAATCCGGTCCCTCATCTTCGTCTTCGTCATCATATTTACCCATTGCTTCATCGTAGTCCTCTTGTTTGAGTTCTTCAACGATTTCATTAACCATTCTTTGTATAAAATCTTTACCCCTTTTATCTCCGCTTAGTATAAGTTTAGATATTTCTAAAAATTCTTTAGCGTTTAACTTAGAGAACCTAAAAAACAAATAATGTTGTAAATGTTTTTTACCCTCATCATATAGTTCGTCAGGATAAGTCTCGGTAAATTTTTCCCAAAAAACAGGACCTATTCTTGAATCCCATATTTCTGATGGTAAAGTATCTTCAGCCCCTAAGACCATCTCAGCTTGTTTAGGGTCGTCGGGTAAACCATGAGTTCCAAAAACCTCATACACCCCTTTTACTAATTCGTGAACTAATAGTGGGAACGTCATCGCTTTAGCTCTAACTGTTGGAGGGTCTGTTTCTTCATCAACTTCACTCTGACCAGCTTGTCCCTCACCACTTCCGGCCATACCTTCCATATCAGGATATAACCAATATAAGTGTTCCATTAACGCTTGGTTAACTCCGTATAAGTTTAATAGGTTAGAGTCAATATTATTTAATTCTTCCCCAACTAATACAAACATATGACCACCTTTAAAGGCCGCCCCCTGTATTAATGAGTTAATTAATCTTCGTTTAGCTTTCTCTGAGTTGAATTTTTCAAACTCATCAACAAAATCCTCTAATTCTTCGGTATGTTCGTCAGATTCATCATTGGCTTCTTTAAAAGCATCTTTGATTTCATCCTCATCAAAATCCTCAGATTTTTTTTTCATACCTTGAGCAGCACCCATCGGGGCCATAATCAATTGGGCGTCGAATTGTAGAGAACCTTCAGGGATTCCTAATTCTTTAATAATTAAATCAACGGCTAATTTTTCTAAAGTTTCTTTATTTTGAGACTGTATCGTCATTATCTGTCTCATACCATTCATAACTGAACCCATTAAATTCATAATCGGATTTGAACCTTGAATCATACTAGTATCCCCTAAATATCTTCTCACTTTCTCTACTGAGTCCTTAAATCTCTTTGATGATACTAACTCGACAAAATCTCTATCACCTGTAGGTAATGCCGGATGTTCCGCGTATGGGGTTTTTTTATCGGTGATTTTTTTCTCGATACCCGGCTCCATTCTTTCAGGACCATCGTAATCGATTGGAGCTTCCTTAATCAATCTATTAAGTAATTGTTTCTCATTCTTAGTTAGACCTTCTTTAACCAATTTATTTTTTAATTGGTTTTTAACCCTTATTTTTTTTTCCATTTTAATATTTAAACTCATTTTAATATTGTTTTATTTTTATAAATAGTAATTAAATCAAAACCTCATCTACCTCAAGACCGACATTACCCTCAAATCCTAATTATGAATATTTCTTATTATGGGACTGACGCTCTTTACCACCCTCTTGGTACTTTTCCTGATTAAGTTCATTGCCCGGAAGGGGTTTCTCCTTTTTTTAATGACTTAATCTCCTCGTTCTCTGCCCAGTTGGCAAACCTAAACTGTGGTAAGTAACCTTCAAGTTTAACACCAATACTCTTAAAATGTTTTCTAATCTCAATTATTTCACCAGCACTAGTAGGTCCAATCTCACTATTTACGAAGTATGCTAAACCTTCTTTATGACCACCATACTTTGATGATTTTAATAATTCGTTAACCTGATTAAAATCCTGTTGGTTTCTAATGTCTTTAATCGCTGAGATAAATAAAGTCTCATCAGTCCCAAGACCGTCAGATGCCTTGAATATCTTATCCGCAATTGATGTAATCCTACTATCTTGCTCATTTAATAATCCCTCACTTCTATCATAAGACATTATTTGTCTCAATCTATTAATATTTTCGTTTAAATTTTTCATTTTAACACTATTTTAATTTTACCCCTATTTTATTGAAACTTAACCATTCAGGTATATCGTTCTTTTCAGCTTTAGGAGCCGGTTTAGGTCCCGGTTTAGGTTTATATGGTGTTGAGGGTCTTTTAGGTTTTGTACCTGGCTTAACCGTAGGTCTAACCGGTGATATCTCAGGACTCTCACTTACTAAATTAATAAAGTCTTTTTTACTTATTTTAGTAGGGAGGTGTTTTTCTACTATTTGAATTAACTTTCTCTCAATTATAGATTCAAATTTTAAATTCTCTTTAGTTTCTTTCTTTTTTTTCTTTTTAGGTAGACCTTTTAGTTTTGTATTAACAAAATCCATAACATCTTTCTTAGACATTTCTTTTGCAACGTCACCCGCTTCACCTTCTTTTGGAGTATCTCCGTCTTGCATCGACTTAACAACACTGAAAAACTTTTGTTGTTGTTTCGAAACCGCCTTTTCTTTCATTTCACTTCTATTATTATCTGAATCATCATCCATACCGTCAGGTGCCATATCATCAGCATCGTGAGGAGTTTCTTGTCCGGTTAGTTTTTGCATAGATAAATCACCTAATGCATTAGACGATGTTATATTTTCAGAAACTTTATCTTTTACCTTTGAATTACCAAATAACACGTTAGCCAATCTACGAATATCATCACTTGTTGGGTTAACATTTTTTAATTTATCAGAAAGGGAACCTAATTTATCTTTCATATCGGTTTGTTTCAATTTATCCGATATCTTACTAGTGCCTTTAGTTATAATTTTTGAACCAAAATCATTTACCATCTTTCTTACCTCCGGGTTTTCTTTATAATATTTTAATAATTTAGCCCCTATTGTTTTAAGTCCATTAGCATATACATTTTCATCTAATTCATCCATGGTATCATCATCACCATACTCACCTTCATCTTCAATTGCCGGTTCAAACATTTTAACTAACATATCGAATTTATCTCTAAAGTAACTTCTTAAATAACCTCTTTTAGCGTGGTCAATCAAACCTTCTCTATCAGTTTCATATTCTTCCCAATCATCCCAATAATAATCAACAGCTTCCGATGCCGCGTCTTCAAGATTAGAATCAAATGGACTTGGCATTTCATTAGGTTTTCCTAAGTATTCATGTATAGTTTTATTAAAATAACCTTGGTCAGAACTACCCCAACCATGTCCACCTTCTTCAGACATTTCCCCTTCATTAGGTTCCGCCATGACTTTTCCGTCAGAACCTTTTTTAACGGTATAACCTTTAGGTGATGGAGGTAAAGAACCACCATCGTCACCAATTTGGTACTTGGTTTTTGTTGAGGTAACCGGATTAACTTGTTCCATTAACCTACTATGTAAAACATTTATCTGTCTTTCAGTCATAGACATTAAATTTTTAGTTTTAAATCCTGCCTCAACTAACTTTAAAATTTTTATATTATTTTTCATATGTAATATTTTTTTCGTATTCTAAAACGAAATCTCGTTCGTATAATTTATCTTTAATTATTTCTTCGGTGTCCCCAAATCTGAAAACCAATCTTTTTTTGTTGGTAAAATCAACATCACCACTTTCATCTTCCCAAGATAATGCGACAACATCGTCCATAGCATCAATCATAGAAAAATAATCTGAGTTTTGGATAGTTGTGAGAGTTACGTTATCGTTCTTCAACCAACCAACTTTTATTATTAAATCTAAATTGGGGGGAGCCGGATAACCATTAGATGGTTTTGATTCCCAGTTCTCCCCCCAAATATCATTAATATTCTCAGAAAATATAAATTCGTATATGTTATCCCCTTTATAGTCAGGACCTAATTCATTTACAAATATTAAATAATTCATTATAAAATCATACACTTAGATGATATTCAGAATTTTGTACTATCACTTTCA